AATAAAAACATAGTCGATATTGGTGCGAAGAGTTGGGAGTATTCCTAATGGATACTGCATTGTAATGATCAACATGATCTTCCAGTGCCTACCGTTCATAAAGAGCAACTTCATCATCTTATCCCGAGCCCAAGTCGCATCATAAAGACAATCATCTAAAATAACAAAAGCTCGCGGGTCGATTGTACTGCGTTTGAATGTTTCCATCTCCTTCTTTATCTGCTTCAACACCGATTTTTGCCTCTTTAATATGTTCTCAATGATCGCTGTATTGTACTCATTGTGAATAAATAATTTTGGTACCAATTTTCCGTAAAAACCGTTACCCTCTTCCGTACCGGCGACAACCACGCCTATTGGAATATCCTGATGATAAAAAAGCAAATCCCTCACAAGAAACGACTTGCCTGTGTCACGACGACCAATCAACACAACAACTGGTCCTTTGGATTCATTCGGCTTAAAACTAATGGTTTTCATATCAAATTTTCTCAACTCAAGGGTCATTATATTTTGATTTAGAAAAATACAATAAAAAAAACTACGCAAACTGCAAAATTCTTCTATTTATTATTTTACGGTGCACCCTATATTATTTAGAAATATCGCATTTTACTAAATAATATATAACTATTTTTATGAGTTAAAATTTTATATAATTTATATATTATTTAGCTAATGACAACAAATCTTGTGGCGACGATTAACTATGAAAAACGCAAAAACACTGAGCTTTTTAAAAGTTTTCAAGAATCCAAGGATTTTTCTTTATCAGCATTGCAAAATTATATGCCTATTTACAACAAATTCTTCTCGCTCAACGCAAATAATTTTAACGCGATCAATTTAAATAACAAATTTTACATGTACAAAATTAAAAACTTGCTAGACCAAAATAGCGGCGTATATAGTTGCTTGATTAAAAACACCGAAAATGATCAAATAATAGAAAAAAATGTCTTTTTCAAATTCGCCCCCTTAATTGATCCATATAAATTCTTGATTGGAAAATATAACATCAACGACGAAGCCTTGTATACTCTTCCAAAATTAACTAATGCATTGTCGAGTGTACATCCAAAAATTCTGGATGAGAATAATTCATCCTATGTAGATTCTTTCTTTTCGTTCTTATCAAGTAAACTGATTCATCATTATCATTTTATAAACGGTGTCGACTATTACGGATCGTTTTTAGGCATTAAAAATAATCTAACCGTGGATATAATCGAAGATATCGATTATCTTAACCAGTCTGATTTTTTTCTTAAGAATAAAAACGTGTTTTTCACCGTGGATGACTATAGCTTCTTGATTAATAAAAACGAAAAAACGGGATTGAAACCTATTGTTATTGACCACTCTCACAGCAACAAGTCGGCACTTTCACTTCATTCTATTAGCGAACAGCTTTACGATGATATTTTTATTGACGATTCTAAACAACTAACACAAGAGAACTTGAGAGAACATACACTCGATTTAGTTGATGTTACTACGGAGCTTTCTGTCGTGTCAGATAACAAGACAACCACTATTAAATCTGGATCGACGTGTTCATCTAGGACATCTCATACATCTGATGATAATACAGATACCATTTCAAGTAGCAACGAAGATAGTTCGATAGATAGTTCTTCGAGCTGGGAATCAGAAAGTAGCAGTGGAGAATTTGAGGATCAAGTGATAGTAACAATTCCCCGGTTTCCGGTCAATATCATTTGTATGGAAAGTTGTAAAAAAACATTCGACTCGTTAATAGCAAATGAAAACTTGACCCACGATGAATGGTTTTCCTCATTAATGCAAATAATAATGATTTTAATCACATATCAAAAATGTTTTTCATTTACACATAATGACTTGCATACTAATAATATAATGTATATAGAAACCGACAAAAAATACATTTACTATTGTTATAATAAAAAATATTACAAAGTACCGACCTTTGGCAGAATCTTTAAGATTATTGATTTTGGTAGAAGCATATATAAATTCAATGGCAAGGTAATTTGTAGCGATAGTTTTCAATCAGGGTCTGATGCAGCAACACAATACAACACGGAACCCTATTTTAATGAAAAAAAACCAAGGTTGGAACCAAACTACAGTTTTGATTTGTGTCGTCTTGCTTGCTCTATTTTTGACTACGTTATTGATGATTTAGATGAAATCGAGGATATTTCAAAGGCCGAACCTATTGTTAAGTTAATATATGAATGGTGTCTAGACGACAATGGACTAAATATTCTCTACAAGAATAATGGCGTCGAGAGATATCCAGACTTCAAGTTGTATAAAATGATTGCAAGATGTGTGCATAAACATACTCCTCAGAATCAATTAGACCGCAGTGAATTTGCAGCATTTCAAATTTCTAAGAAAGATATTAGGATTTCGATAGATAAAGTAATTAATCTCGATGAAATGCCTAATTTAGCGATTGTTTCGTAAAATTAAAAACTATATATTAATAAATACTTTAATGTCTTTCGGTTTTATTATTACAAGACACGTAAATTCGGAAACAACTAATCGATATTGGAATCATTGTGTAAAATGTATCCAAACCTTTTATTCTCCGGAAAAACATAAAATTGTCATCATAGATGATAATAGTGCATCTGAATTTTTGAAAGCGGATGAAGAATATAAAAATGTAGAATATGTTCAATCGGAATTTCCAGGCAGAGGCGAATTGTTGCCGTATTATTATTTTTACAAAAATCATTATTTTGAAAATGCTGTTATCATCCACGATAGTGTGTTTTTTCGTAAAAAAATAAATTTCTCAAAAATATCAACACCAGTTATTCCTATCTGGCACTTCACCGAAGTCAAAATAGAAAATATGACAAATACTCTTCGTCTAACTCAATATTTGACAAATAGTTTTTATTTTCAAAAAATAATCACAGGCATTCATAAATATGAAACAATGCAATTTAACAGCAAAGGATGGAACGGATGTTTTGGTGTACAAAGTTATATAAATTACGATTTCTTGGTTAATATTCAAAAAAAATACAATGTGTTTAATTTATTGAAAGTTGTTAAAAATAGGTCAGATCGGTGCTGTTTAGAGAGAATTTTTGGGGCCATATTTTACACAGAATTTAAGGATTTATACAAAATAAATTCCATATTAGGGAGTATAACCACTTATTGTCCGTGGGGCTACACCTGGAAAAACTACTGTCTTGACAGTAATAAATATAAAAAATGCAATAAAGCTCTAATTAAAGTTTGGACAGGAAGATAGAATGAATCAATTCACTTTTCGTTTTATTTTTAATTTATTTATAAAAAAAATTGATTTAAGTATTTAAATTTAAATCAATTCACAACACAACAAAACAAACCTTTCCAAGAATGTCATATATTGATAACTTCGATATGCTTTATGTTCAATCTTATACTCCTTTTCCAAAGGGTTATATTCGTATTGGAGACGAAGCGTTTCAAAGACATTATGAAGAGTTGAATCGTTGCATTCGTTACAAGCGAGCTCGTCGTCCTTGTTTGCGTAAGTTATGGATTAAACCCGCCACCGAAGAAGAAGATCGATCAAGATGCGATGGTACCAGAACAATAATGAGTACTCCCAATTATGCGATTGATGAATTGGAGGCAACAACGCTTCTCAATGGTTACACTATCGAATTCCAGAAAAAAGAGCACGATCTCGGGAACGGATACTCAGAAACATACCAATATGTTTATACATTTATCGAGAGAAAAGATGGCGGATTCGACCACGCATTCTATGAACTAAGTACGGGTGCGTGTGCGTTCCTAGATGACAATTATTTGCACTTCTCTCGTGGCTACGTCTGCATCAAACAGAGCTCCGACAAATGGGATTATTTTCCCATATTCAAGGAAATAACCATCAATACACAAGATTGTCGCTATTATCAAAACAATGGATACTCTTATAGACCTTATAGACCTCCATTATATTTTAACCAGATCGTCTATTTGAACGAACCCCTTGGCCAGCTTTGCACACTGACACGCGGTAATCGGGGGATACGCTATCCTTCACCAGAATTCGCCAATATGGACTTCCACGATATGCGAAATCCAAAGAAGCCTGTTCAATGGGAACATCGCCAGTTTGCCGATTATGAACTCCGATTAATGATCGGTTGGTGGGATGAAGAATAAGAAAGATTCATCTATTAGAATCCGGGGTTGTCGGTGAAAACGACCGGATGAGATGGGGTCGCACCACCCTCCGCAATAACAGGTTTCAACTGGTCTATTATAAAATGCCCCGCAATAACACTAAAATAAACCAACAAAGAATCGCGAATTAAAAATTTCAATGGTTTGCTTTCTTTGTCAACAACACGCATTTCAATGAATTTCATTAATAAAAATATTATCGAAATAGCACCAGCTACTATGAATATTCCTTGCATTTATTTTAAATATCTAATATCTTATTTTTTATTTTACGCATTATTTATGCTAAAATCTCAATGTCATCTAACAAAAAATCGTCAGTTAAATTCAACATTGGCTCATCTAATACGTGTACATCTAAATTATCTAATGTTGCCGACTGATCTTGGATTTTCAATCTAACGTTATCAGTATCTTCATATGTTGTATTGTACTCATTTACATTATCAAGAGAATTCGCATAACTTTGTTCAGTGTTATCACTATATAAATTGGTTGTATCTGCAGTTAAATCTGGGAAATCAAATTCCGGTACAGCAACACTATTATTAACAACAAAGTCAGATTCTAAGGTATGTGTAGTATTTTCAGCCTCCCGATTTTCTACTTCTTCTGGAACCGCTATTTCCGAAATAACTTCGGGTTTGTCATTGATAACATGTGGTTTCTCAATTACCTCCTCTTTTACTTCTTCAACAACGTCATCCTCTACTGTCTCATCCATATACGCCCTCAATATGGATTCTACCGGGATACTCTCTCTCACTGTATTAAGTACACACTCTTGAATAATAATTTCAAGTTCTCTCTGATGCTTTTGAATTTGCAATGGTGGGATGTTTATTTCGTATAAATAGACGTTGCGGTATATTTTTCTAGCAACGTTAATATAAACTCGATGAATAAAATCTTCTATTTTTGGTATAGTAATATTAATCTTCTTTTGTTTTTGACCGACTCGAATTGCCGTTAACAGCTTTAATTGAATAATATGTACGCAAGTTACTAAATCCTCCAAATACCCACAACCACTTCTTTCTACAATCCTAATTTTCTCTTTATCTATAATAGTAGGATTCCACTTCGGTATTCGACTAATAAAATTCTGAAATGTCATAAGATATTTATCCATTTCATTATTTGTTTTGCATAATTGAATAGCCTCGTCAAAAATAGATTTCAACCCTTCCATAATTAAAGGCGTAAGTATAGTTAGTAATCTGGATCCCCACTCGTTTTTAGATTCGTGCAAACTAGATACATTAAAATCATCCATTTACATGAAGGTAATATTTTCTAAACTAAAATCTAAACTCATAAATAAAAAATTTAAAATAAACATTATTAACATTTTTTCATTTCTAAACTCCTTTTTTACCTTGTTAAATGCAAATAACATCTCATATCGTTTTTCATTCGTCAAATTGACAAATTCATTTTGATTATCAATTAAATTTATTATATCTATACCACTATAACCCTTTTCATACAATTTTTCGGATAATAATATTAAATCAAAGGAATTTATTTTTTTCAAAGTAAATGTTTTTGTCAACTCTTTTCTTAACCGCTCACTCCTTTGCATTTTTACATCATTTATCTTAAATGTTTCATTCAAATTATATTTGTATAAATTAATATTTACACTATTATAAATAGGTTCCGGTATATATATTTCGCAAAAACGCGACAAAATAGGCTTCAATAACTTATATTTATCTTCAACAATAATAAAAAATCGGGTTGTATGGCTAAAAAGTTCAATACATCTTCTAAGGGCAGATTGTGCGTCTATTGTCAATTTATCAGCATTTGAAAGGATAACACTCTTGAAAATATCTCCACCATTTGAATGAATATGTGTTTTTGCAAAAAATTTCAACTCATCCCTAATAAATTTTATACCTTTACCGTGGGCACAATTAACATACATCACATAATTTTTGATTATTTCTTTGTCGTTTTTATAAATAATATTTATAAAATTATTAACTATGGTTCTTTTTCCGCATCCTGATGAACCGTGAAAAATAATATTTGGTATCTTATGTATATCATAAAAGTATTGTAATTTTTCCATTATACTTGTATGTATTTTTAATGACATTATTGAGTTATTATATTACCAAAAATATTTTTTATATCAAATTTATCCGAATACATTTATGCGAGTTAGATTTTTGTTTCAATATAATCCACAAGAAATTTATAGAAAAGCTCATAGGTTAGGTTATTATGGCAATTGTTTTCACCAATTGTCAGTGTACAACCTCCTCCATTTATCGCAGATACGTCAAATTTATTAATATTTTTTTCCAAAGCATAAAATACTATTTTTTTTGTATTATCAATGCAATCATCCGAATAGTGTAAATGCAGAGACAATTTGTTCGTCGGCAACCCGTAAAAAATGCACATATCTATAATATATTTAAAGTCCTCATATTTCAATGTGCCGCAAGTATCTGATAAGCACAATTCATTTATTTTATTATATTTTTCGTAATACAAAATTTCATTTAATACGATATCATTCTCTATTTTACCTGAGATTGGACATTCGTTTATGCATGAGATATACAATTTTATCATTTTTGATGTTTCATTTGAAACCGAAACCATATTTATTATTTCTTCCAATTCTGTTTTTGTTTCGCCAAGTGTACGGTTTGTGTTTTTCATTTGAAAAGCGTCTGATACCGATGTTATAAATGATAAATTGTCTATACCATTTTTTAATGCGATTTTCAGCATTTTTACATTTGGAATAAGTAAATAATTCTTTTCATAGCCTGTATCAAAATTTGGCACATAATTTGATTCCTCTTTTATTATATTGTATAGTTGTATCGAATCTGCAAAAATAGGGAATATTTTTGAATTTACTATTGATCCTAATTCCATTTTTGGTGGCTCGTGATTAAATTTTATATTATAATACATATTTTTTTTAAGAAATAATGACCACGTATGATGCAGCTCTTTCGGAACAGTTTGTAAACCATCTCTCAGGGTAACGTCGAATAGTTGCGGGTTTATACTGTTAAAAAGTGTCATCCGTTTTTCCGATCCTTTTAACCATCGGTTTAATGATAAGCGACAATTGGGATAAATTTTAGATTTATTTGTATTTGACAACATATTGTATTATGATGTCAAATTTTTAAGTGTGTTTAATAATACAATTTAACTATTCACACCTGTTATATATTCACACCTGTTATATATTCACACCTGTTATATATTCACCCAAGAATGTAAGCTTTGACTATATGGATTTTGCCTGAAAGCATCCAATAAATCCGGTTGAATGCGATCCACTCCAATCTTGCATTCGTCGTATTGCTGCTTTCCTCTAATCTGGCCATATTGCTCTTTTCCAGCCGGCATTTGAGACACAGTCGATGCATTCGGCACCCACATTCGCGGATTTTCACGGTCAGATTCTATTCTTGACATATTCACATTCATTTGTTGATTATATATTTGTGTGCCTCCTTGTGGCGTATAGCTCACTTGCATCGACTCTAATTTATTATTGTTATTTTGTCTATATGCTGCATCTACTATCACTTCTCCCTGCGTTTTTGCACCATTACCACCCACGTTGCCAACATATCCACACGTTGTAGTATCACGCTGATTTGCGACCGCTTGTTGGTTATGCAACACATATCCCACACTTGCTTGGTTTCCTACATATGAATCAGGACTGTATAAAGTAGTCTCTTTCATAGTTACCGCTGGCACATCACCCGGTGATAAAACATAGTTTTGCTTAACATTTGATCCAGCGTCACCATAAACACGAATATTTGAAGTATATTCTTCCTTTTTTGTAGGCCTAAATGCATCCATTATTGGAGCAATCACAGCTCCTATGGCTCCGCTAAAAGAACTCCTGTAAGTATCTGGTTGCCTCGATGTTGACCTATTATTCTCGTAATTAGTATGACTGCGTAGAAAATTGTCACCATCATTGGTCGGACCCCGTCCCATTGCGGTTGAAGGCAGCACATTTTTTGCCCCTAATTCAACCCTTTTAGGATCGGTATATGAGCTGGGAACATAACTAGCATTTTTATCACCGCCAGCAACACCATTGTATGACTTAGAAGTACAAGCACGGGTTGTAAAGTGCACCTCTTCTATCGGTCTCAAAGCCTGGGCTTTCTCTTGACCCGTGGTAGTTAGCCATCGATCTTGTGTATTGATAAAAAAGGTATCTGGGTGATACTTCTCAACCTTGCCTAATATTCCCACATTTTGAACGTGAGAATAAGAGGGTCCTTGATGGTTATCGAGAGAATATTCAAGCTTGGGGTTCGTCGCTACACGCAATTCATCGACTGTCTTGGGCAACCAAGAATCTCTTGACTCCATCCCTGAATTATATCCGTTGCTACCCTGAGTCGTATACCCCTGATTTAAACCGGGGCCAACATATTCCGATTCAAATGGCTTTACGTTGCTGCTTTTCATACCCGGATTGACGCGTGATTGAAAGAAATCGCTCATATTTGGCGTCCCATTTGCCCACTGCATATTTTCCTGTGGCTTGAACAGGGGTGCTTGTTCAATTTTCTTTATTGTCTGTGAACCGTTACCGATCATATTATCCAAGATAGTTTCAGCCATATCAACCCCATATACGTGACCTTTTATTTTTGCTCCATAAAACGGCACCATATTGTTATGCTTAAATTCTTTACTATCTAAATAGTTCCCATTGAGAGAATAGAAATCCTGGATGTCATTGCCCACCTTAACACCCGCATTTTGTTTTCTCTCGTAATAGTTTTGATTGAAATATTTATCTGTTGCTGCATTTGGATTTGGATAATTCTCCACAGTATCCACTAGTTCGTTCAAATTTGTAACGGGGTAATTTTGAGGCGGAATATTTGTGTTTGGTAATTCTCGTCTGTCTCCCATATTGTTAAATTCCTCTTGTATTGTTTTGAGACCTCGTTTTAACCTCGCTTCTTGTGCACCTTGACTATTTGAAGGCGGTTGATTTGCAATTATATACATTCCTCCTAATGCAATCATTGGTATGGCTAATTCCATCGATATTATATATATAAATTATTATATTTTTTATACAACATTTTATATTTTTACACATTTTCTCAATTATAAGCCTATTGTGGCTCAACATATAATATACATTTTGTAATAATTATTTATTTACAAAAATACCCTTATCTAAAAATGCCGTGCTATCTGTATTTTGAAAATCTCTCTCCTTTATTTCAATATGTCAAATGTCAAATGTCAAATGTCAAATGTCAAATGTCAATCTGGTAATAATTTATAATAAATAAATCATTTTCTATATTTAATTGTTAAAAGTCGTAGAGCAAGACATTGTCTGTGCACATGTGTTTGGACCACCTACATAACCACCTCTAACAACAGTTGTCGGCAGTGGTGTGTAATCATTTGACAAATTGCACGGTATCTGTGATATAAAATTGTCTCTCTCTAAAAGTCGTGTATTTAGGTTATTTTCAAAAGGACGACACGTATTCTCTTGTGGATTTAAAGGAGGATAATACCAATCTACTTGCTCTAGATCTCTAGCAGTCCACGCTGGCATAATAGTCCGGGATTGTTCAGTGGTCAATTTGTTACAAGTTGGAAATTGGATTGGCTTTGATTTAAAATCAAACCTTTGATATTCGTCTTTTCCTAAACAATCTTTACTTAACGGTCTGTTTACACCTAGAAGTTCGCTTTCTAAATTTACGGAATTTGTTCTCAAATTAGCACCCCATTTTTGAATAATAATTTGAGGGTCTGCTATATAAGCAGGAGTTTCCCCGTTTCCTGGCATATTCAACATATATCTACCAGGATCAGTCATTTGTTGCATTTTTTTTGATATTCTACAAGGGTCACTATTGAATCTTGTTTCAGCCATTTATAATAATAAAATAAATTATTTATATTAAAAATATTCTATATAAAAAATATTCTATATTAAAAATATTCTATATATCATATAATGAAACTAATAACAAAATTATTTCATTTTGTGTTATTGACAACTAAAAAATACAGCATAGATGAATCTCACGGTCTGTCTCACAGTATGAACATTTTGAATTACGCTCATAATATTTACAATAGTGAAAAAGAATCAAATCCATTTTTAGAGTCGCAAGAGAAAATCATTTATGTTTCGGCCATTGTTCACGATATGTGCGACAAAAAATATATGGATGAAAAAACCGGCATTATGGGCATTAATAAATTTTTGACTGAAACTCAGCAGTTAACACCAAATGAAATCGAAATTAGTAAAAAAATTATAGAGACTATGTCGTATTCTACTGTTAAGAGAAAAGGATTTCCCGAATTGAATGAATACCAACAGGCCTATCATATTGTAAGAGAAGCTGACTTGTTAGATTCTTATGATTTTGACAGGTGTCTTATTTACAATATGTATAAAAATAACAGTGATATTATAAGTTCTTTTGATTACGCCACTCAATTATTCGAAAACCGTGTTTTTAAACATTTTGACGACGGTCTTTTAACAACAAATTATGCAATTAAACAACACGATATATTAAAGGAAACCGCAGAAAATCGGATAAATTTTTGGCGTTCAATAATAAACAATAAAAATACATGATACATATTTAAAAAAATAATACTTAAAATATAAGCTCTTTAATTATTATATGGAATTCACCATAACAGAATTGGACCCAACGATATGTTTAAATATGATTGTAAAAAACGAAAGTAAAATCATTACTAGACTATTCGACTCTGTTCTACCCATTATTGACTGTTATTGCATTTGTGACACTGGATCATCCGATAATACCGTAGAAATAATCCAACGTTATTTCGAATTAAAAGGAATCCCAGGGAAAATAGTACACGAACCATTTGTCGATTTTGCCCATAATCGAAATTTTGCCTTGCAAAGTTGTATAAATATGTCCGATTATATTTTATTATTAGACGCAGATATGATTTTGGAAATAAAACCAGGATTTAAAAAATCGTTGATTAACAATTTCGATTCCCTTTTAATATTGCAAGGGTCGGACGAGTTTTATTATAACAACGCACGAATCATTAAAAACGATACGAGATTTTTATATGTCGGAGTAACTCACGAGTATATTTCTACGCCACCAAACAGCAAAACGGCAAACATCGAAAAGGATATATTATTTATTCGGGACATCGGTGATGGTGGTGCAAAATCGGATAAGTTAAGTAGAGACATTAGATTGCTTAAAAAAGGCATAGAAGAAGATCCTCGAAATGACCGGTATCATTTTTATTTGGCAAATAGCTATTATGATAATGGGAAATATGAAGAGGCGATTGAAATATATAAGAAACGCATTGAATTGGGTGGTTGGGACCAAGAACTCTGGTATAGTCATTATAGAATTGGCTTGTCATATAAAAATCAGGGAAAAACGGAAGCTGCCATTTCGGCGTGGCTAGACGGATACGAATTAATACAGAACCGTATTGAAAATATATATGAAATTATACAACATTACCGATTTATGGGTAAAAGCAATTTGGCATACCATTTTTACAAGATGGCAAAAGATGCTTTAAAGCTAGTTACAAATAAAGATAGCTATTTATTCTTGAATAATGATATCTATACGTATAAGCTAGATTATGAATATTCAATTTTTTCAAATTATTTGGGTGTTAGTAAAATAAACGACGAGATAATCAGTATTTTCAATCATTGTAATGAAAGTTACATTATAGACAATACATTGTCGAATATGAAATTTTACAAGGAGGTGTTAACACCGATTGGTTTGATCGACTTAACCAACTCTTTCATTTCCAAAATAGGAGGTAGCGAAGTCAAAGATCGTCGTTTTTATTCATCCTCTGCAAGTATTATACGCAATAGTCTTGACAAAAATGACGGATATTTAATGAACGTAAGATTTGTTAATTACATTATTGACAATAATGGTAATTATCACGATTGTGATGACCATATTATAACATTGAATAAATACGTATATTTGTCCAATTCATTCAACGTAATCAACGAAAAAATATTCGATTCGAATTTTGATGGGAGAAGATATATTGGCATCGAAGATCTGCGAATTTTTCAGTCAGCAAACGGTATTGATAGAGAACTACAATTCGTTGGAACTGGGTTGCATCAGAATGGCAATATTGGCATTTGTACCGGAAAATACGATATAAGAAATCAGTGTATTAATCCGATTGAGATTAAACCTAATTTTTCCAATTCTGCTTGTGAAAAGAATTGGGTTTTTGTCGATATTGAATATGAACCTCGATTTATTTAT